TGACAGCGTTTCTCCGGAAGCAACCGGCATTACCGATCCTGATGCACTTCGCCAAAAGATGGCTGATGAAATGGCTGATGCTTTCGATGCTTTTATAAAGACTGCCAAAGTAACGGTTGCAACGGGCATAACGGTAAGCACAACCGGAACGGCAGCGGCTCAAACCGGAACAACAACAGCTGCTGGTACAGGAACGATATCGTAAGGGTGATTCTGTGTGATCACCCATAAAAACAAATAAAATGAACGGGATATTGCTTGATGACAATTATGATCTGAAGATCGAACCGGTAAGGTTGGCCAACGGGCTGATCGCATCCGGATTGGTAGTCGGTAATATTGACTATCAGCGTTGCCGGATGATCATCGAGGCGCAAAAGGGAGAGTTCAAAGAGTTTCCGACCCTGGGCTTTGGTATCGACAATTATTTGAAGTCGGTCACATCACAGAAACGGCAACAATTTATAACCGAATTAACGAAGGAACTGAAATCAGACGGGATGACTACAGCCAAAGTGATTGTAGGAGATGACCTGTCACAATTTGAGATTGATTTATGAAAGCATCAGGAAAATGTATTGAGTTAATCAAGAGGCATGAAGGGTTTAAGGCGAAAGCCTATAAATGTCCTGCTGGAGTTTGGACGGTTGGCTTTGGCTCAACTGTTGGCGTTACTGAAGGAATGGTGGTCACAGAAGAGCAGGCTGTTGAGATGCTGAGAAAACACCTTGCAACTGTTGAACGGGATCTTAATAATCTGAAACTTGCTATTAATCAAAATCAGTTTGATGCCCTGGTATGCTTTATCTACAATATTGGTTTTGGCGCTTTTCTTAAATCGGGTATACTCCGGTCAATCCGTGCAACCCCCAATTCCCCAGTTATCCAGGCACTGTTTAGTGAGTGGGTGAACGGTGGAGGTAAAAGACTTCCAGGACTGGTCAGAAGGCGTACAGATGAAACAACCCTTTATTTCTCATAACCATGGACTGGCTGTACAATCATTTCTACAATATTCTATGCGGATTGTTCCTGGCTGTTATTGGATACTTCAGTGATATACAGGGAGCCGTTCACGTAATGTGGGCTACGCTGGCTTTCGATTTGATCGCTGGCATTATGGCTTCACTATTAAAGCGAAGGGAAAAGTTTTCAATGTCGAAAGCCTTCACAGCCGTTGGCCGGGCAATTGGGGCTACAGTTCTTGTCGCTCTGCTTTATGCGATGGACAAAGAGATGCATCAGGATGTTGCGGCAACCTATAATATAGCAGCCTGGCTGATTGCAGGGTTTTATGTGTGGAGCGCTTCAGAGAACATGGATCAGCTCACAGGTGGTAAAATTTTCAGGGTACTAAGCAGCTTTATCGAAAAGAGGGTGGAAGATACAGCCGGTATTGATTTAAACGAAACAGAAATACACGAACATCATGAATAAATTATTGATTATTACGCTCTCACTATTTGCGGTCGTTGCATGCAAAACTACACAGCTGCCAAATAATGTTCCGATTCAATATAGGGAGAAGATTGTTGACAAGCTTGTTCCCTTCCAATTGCCAACTGATAGTGCGGATATCATGGCTCTATTTGAATGCAATAATTTGAATCAGGTCATACTGAAGCAACTCACTGAAGAGAAGAGTAAACGCATTAAAAGCCTTTTTTCATTCAATGCAGGGGTTTTTAAGTACAACTTCAGAACTGTTTTTGATATCGTTTACGTGAAGGGAAAGGATATCTATATATACAAGGATGTGCCGGTTTATGTAAATGTGCCAGGTCCTGAAGTCAACAAACTAACGAAGTGGCAAAGCACACAGATAATGGCCGGACGGCTGTTCTTGGGTTTGATCCTGTTATTTGGAATATACAAGGTAGTGCGATGGAAATTCAAAACAGTGTAAAGAGCAGGAATGCCTTTCCGGTTCGTGAAGGTCAGTCACTGTTTGACCTGGCTGTTCAGACCTGTGGATCGGTAGAGAGCATTTTTGATTTGGATGTGCGGAACCTTATCTGTATCACAGATACTTTGATACCAGGGCAAATAGTGAAACTCCCTGATGTGGGTAATAAAGGGATTGTCAACTACTATACCATCGGTGATATTATACCTGCAAGTGACACCGATGCGGTGAAAGGAAACCGCACATTTGATGATACGTTTGATTTAACTTTTCGATAAAATACTGATATGGCTCAAGATACTTTAACCAACCTGCAAACACGGATCAACGAAGGGAAGTCCGAAAACAAACCCGGGAAGAATACTAAAACAAGGGTATTCCAGTTGATGCTTGATATTTTGGATACCTTAAAAGGATGGCTGTCAAAACTCAACTTTGATATTGATGCGAATGGAAAAAGAATCACTGGGCTTTTACTTCCGACAGGTGCAACTGAACCGGTAAGGAAGGGAGAATTTGATAGTTTAGACAATATGACAAAAATTTTAGAAAACGTAATACATCCTAATTTATTGCCACATCTTGACTTAATTACTTCTCCCAGTGCTGGAGCAACAGTATCAGGTAACAAGCTGGTAATTCCGGCAGGGTCAACTGGTTTCGATTCAAGGGTAGTATGTGTTATTCCACCAGAGATAAGAAATATACGATTTTCAATAGTAGCAACAGGACAAATACCGTCTAATGGTATTTATGTTTCTAAGGCTAATTGGGTAAATGGTATGTTGATTGCAGCAGCCAACATGGTGTTGAAAAGTGATGGGACATATGGCATCACCATCGACTACACCCTTGCCGGAACAGAAGAATATTGGATATTTTGGCACCGTGGGTCCCAGGATATCATTGCCAAAACAACGGAAATATACTTCAACTCTGTTTGCAATTATGATCCTAATTTAATTTCAGAAACGCGTACTGATGTCACCGAATTGAGACGAATAACCGAATATAAAGAGACTAAATATTCTATTTTCGGTTATGGTGCAGCCGGATCTATATTTAATGGAACGGAAATAACAATTCCAATTAGCAGTACGGGATTTGACAGTCGATTAGGCGTGATAATATCAGAAGATCGGTTTGTTGTGAAGTTTAAAGTTCCAAAGGGCGATGTGACGCTGTTTTATTTTTCATCATCAACATATGTAGGATTAATCGAAATTAATCACGCGAATGTATCATCCGTCATCAACACGGATGGTACCTATACATATACTGTCGTAGGAGATCGTCCAACTGATCTCACCGAATACATGATATCTCTTCAGTATTTGAGTACTGTTGCTGCAATGTCCGAAGAGCAATTATCTATTATATCATACGAAGGACACACTCAGTGGGTGATAGCAGACAGCATAAAGGTATTAAATGATGAATTAAATAGAACATCAGCAAGTGCAACGATAGGGATTCGAGTGAATGGAGAGATACTTGGAGGAAAGACAGGTGTAGCTGCATGGAAGGATACTGCATCTCTATTTGACGGAATGATTAGTAATATTAGATTTCTATCTTCAAATGCTGGAACTGCAAAGTTTTTCTTTGGGAAGATAGATCAATGGGGTAAGGCTGTTTTCAGGAAAGAGTTTAGCTTAAGTGTTATATTGGGTGAAAATGTTCTGGTAGTTAACGACATGATATTTAAGGATGAATATATTTTTGTTTCGGAAAGTGAAAACCTGCTCAAATATCAAATTAATTGGATCGCGACTGCCACAGAAATGATGTATAGTGAGACATTAGAAGGCCCTCTGGTGCGACTCGCAACGACATATGGAGGTAGCTTAAGTTTTGATTTCGACATAAAATACGACAAAACGGGGTACGCAACAAAAACTGAAGTTATACCAATGTCATTGCTACTTGGAGATATTGCAGCGAAGGTTAATAGCCCCTTGAAATTAGAGTCATCAGGCGGCACTGTGTATAAGTTAAAAGTCACTTCTGATGGAACGCTCTATACAACGAGCAATAAATATAAAAACGTTTTATGCTTAGGCAATTCAATCACTATACATGGATTGTTGGCAGACAGGTGGTGGAATATTTGTGGTATGGCTGCCTCTCGTAAAATATACGACTGGGTGCATGTATTGGGTGATAGAATAAAAGTTTATGAACCAACATCTACTATTTCCGCACAAAATATTGCAGATTTTGAACTGTCTCTTGACTCATATGACTTAACTCAACTTGATCAATATTTGGTAGTCGGGATAGATCTTGTATGTCTTCGAATAGGGGAGAATGTGGTTGATGCATCTGGAGATTTGGAACTACGGTTCGGGAGGTTGATAGACCATATAAAAACGCAATTGCCAATGTGCGAAATTGTTGTTGGCGGGTTATTTTGGACGAATGACGCGCGAGATTTGCAAATGAAAGCAGCTTGTGACATAAGGAAGATTCAGTTTGTGAAAATGAGTCAGTTAGATTCTGACCCATCAAACAAGGCTACGATAGGAACCATAGTATACGATGAAGCTGGAGTCCAGCACCTAATAGCCGATCAAGGTGTAGCCAATCACCCATGCGATGTAGGGATGGCCGCAATTGCTGATTTATTTGCTAACGCAATAGGAGTTTAGTTATGTCAAGAACCATCACCCAAATATCACTCGAAATCAAAGCCTCCTTCGTCGCAGACGTGGAGCTGGCGAACTCTTACGGACTGGACCAGGCAAAAACGTTCGATGAGCAATTCTCACGTGTAAGCCTCGAGATGCTGATTCTCTATATCGTTGCCGTATCGGTCTGGACACTGGAGAAAATCGTTGATGCCTTCAGTTTGGAAGTAGATAGTCGCATCGAGGCGGCTTACATCACTTCACTCAGGTGGTATCATGCAGCTGCCCTGGCATACCAGGCAGGTGATGATCTGACCTATGATCCGCTGACCTATAAGGTAGGTTATCCGGTCATTGACGCGACCAAGCAACTTTTAAAGTTTGTGGCTGTAAAGGAAGTTATCCCGATTTCAACTACAGAGCGCACAAAGTTGCAAATCAAGGTTTCGAAAGCTGATAAGCTGGCACTTACCGCTGAAGAGCTGGCACCATTTGCAAGTTATATGCAGCGTGTTGGTGCTGCCGGGATGGCTTATGAAATCACTTCAGGTGTGCCGGTTGCTGTCGCTTTCAATCTCTCAATTGTACGAGATCCGTTGTTGCTGATGGACACCGCTGCCGGTAGAGCATCCGTTGCCTCGGCAATTTCGACCTACTTAAACAACCTGGATTATGGAGGTGAGATTTCCACCAGTGGCGTG